GCTTCCTCGAGATCCGCCGTCAGGGCCGCCAACTGCTGCTCAAGCACCTGGCGCGCGGCTTCCGCCTCCCGTTGCACACGCGCTGCCTGCGCCACAGCCGCCGTCTGCTGTTCAACCGTGGACGCCAATTCTTCCGCCAACCGTGCCTGGCGATCATCGGCCGTCATCGCCGCCGCCCGTGCCGCATCTCGCTCGGCCACCGCCGCCGCGAGTGCCGCGTCGAGCGCCGCCCGCGCCGCATCCGCCGCCGCCAATGCGGCACTTCGCTCCTCGACATCCCGGCGCAATCCGTCCACGACCACCGTCATCTGCGCAACCATATCCAGCGCACGAGTGACGGTGTCTGTGAGGCGTCCAATTTCCTCCCGCTGTGCCGTGCCACTCGCTACCGCATCCGCATGGGCGACCGCCGCCTGCTGTGACGCCGCGCGCGCTTCTGTCAACAGAATTTCTGCCGCCGCCAAACGACCGCGCAGCGCATCCATCTCGGCGTCGTTCTCCGACGACTCGGTCTCCGTCTCGGTCTCGGTCTCGTCCTCATCCTCGGATTCGTCGTCCGGACCCTCATCGGTCCCACCCACACCAGCGGGTGGCATCACCCCAGTAGTTTCGTTCTTCTTGATCTGTGACTCGACCACGTCCTCGAGCAAGTGCTTCGGGACCTGTGCGCCCTGCACGAGATAGAGCTGACCCACCCCATTCGCCTGGGGATTCATATCTTCGAGAGTCAGCACATCGTCCGCATTGAACACGCCGCGATCAAGCATCTTCTCGTAAAACGTCGATCGCGCCGCCGTGTCCCCGCGCAAAAACCCCTTGTCGTTGTGACGGATATATTGAATGCCCCATTCCAGTGACGGAATGAGCTTGCGATTCATCTGCTGCTCGATGAGTGTCAGCCAGCGCGTCAAGCACCCGGTGTAGTACTCCGTATTGGATGCTTCCACGGAGGCAAAGCTCACCGTGCCAGGGATGTTCACGCCGAGGCGCACGGGCGCAATGGAGAAGAACCGAGCGACCTCCTCAATCTGGCGGATACGGGACTCGTCCATCTGGGACTCCGACGGCTTGTTCGCAAACTGATGAAACTTTCGACCGCCTTCTGTCACCAGAATCTTGAACGCCGAATCCTGCATATTCCGGAACTTATCCACCCACTCGGCAATCTCTTTCCGCTGCTCAGGACTCAGATCCTCATCGGTCTCGAGCCACCCGCCGAACATGGTGCCCTTACCGAAGTACTCGGCGCCGAACTTCTCCATCGCCAGCCCCATCCCAATGGTCTGGCGCATCTTCTCGATCAGCGGAAAGGCGCAGTACCCGTCGTACCCCAAGCCATGTACGTGCAAGACCTCAGAGGCCGGGAGGATGTAATCGTCTCGCCCATCGATCCGGTACGCCACCGGACTATCCGGCGTGCGACGAAAGACCTCCACACGATGAGGCTCGAGCGTCCACAAGGCCGAGGGACGCCCGACCGCATCACGTTCGATCTCGGCGTACCCGCCATGACTCGTCAGGGCGTGCATCATAAGCGTCCGACGAAACACCATCGGATCTTGCTCGGGATTGGGCGCGTACTTCAGGAGTTTGTGGAGTTTTGTGCCTTCAATCTTGTCGCTTCCGCCATCCGCACGTCGTTTCCGCACTTCGAGCGGCAACTTCGCCACGTCTGAACTGATTTGATTGACGGCGGAATAGACGGCGGAAAACGTGAAGGCGTTGTCGGGGGTGACCACCACACCAGACGACGCCATCGGATAGGCCCCGAGAATGCGTGCGAGTTCAGGATCAGAGGAACTGATCGGACCGGTCCAGGTGCCCCGTGTCTGCCGCCCTCGGTGAAGCGACGTGAGAAAGCCCATCGGCTACTCTCCAAAGAAAGGGGGCCGTGGCGGGAGGGCGAGCCACACCAGCACGATCCCTGGCACGATCAAACTCGCCGAGCCGACGAGCGGCCACGCCCCAAGCACGACCAGCCCCAGCCCGCCACACAACACGAGTTCCACGCGCGACGCCGAGATCACAGCCACCCACTTAGACCACAAAGATCCCACCGCTGCGTCGCTTTTGAGGAATCGCCATGAGTTCCTTGATCGCCATCGCGGCCGCCACGGCACCGTCAATCCGTTTGAGATCGGAGGGCTTTTCGATCCAAAGCGCCCCCAACCGATCACGCTGGGGCTCGGCGTTCGCCATACACCACGCCAGAACCGGATGACCATCGTGACGGAGTCGACGATGCGCAATCAGCATCTCCATGAACTTGAAGGCTTCCGAGAGCTTCTTGCCCTGGCCCACTGACCCGAGATACTTGCCCAACCGTCCTTCGTCACGCAACTTGAGAAACAAGAAGCGTCCGCTGTTCTCGTCCATCCCCAATCGCTGGATCTGGTACCGCTTCCACGCATCGTCAATGATGAACTGATAGATCGCGTGATGATCAATCGCCGGCCCCGGCGTCGTGAACAGGTGAGGGATCGTCGGCTGATTCGGAACACGCGATCGTGCCCAGACGTCGTAGGGGATGCGCTCATGCCTTACACGGTCATTCAGTGTATCAGAGGGGAGCCAGAAGTACGGGATCAGTTCGACCGTGAAATTGAGCGTGTACGCCAGACGAATCTGCGCCCCGTATTCGTCCAGCCCCTCAATCTCGACCGTCTCCGCCGACGCCGCCGTCCCCGGCGGATCATCATGGCGTATTGCGACGACAAAGGCCGTCAAGTCCAGCACGCTACTCGGATCGAGCCCCGCCGCCGCGGGTAGCTTCGCTGGATTATCGGCACTCACCGTCGGCACACGACACGCCTCCCACCGATCACTCGGAATCCAGACCTGATGAGTTTCGGTCCAAATACAGAAATTCAACCGGCGCTTTAGCGCATACTCACTCGGAAGCGTGAGCGCCGTCTCCACCGCATCCTGGAGATACTTCGGCTGAATCACAATACCAAGCGCCGGAGCCACCTTCGGCCAGACCGCAGGATTCGTCCAGTCATCACAGTGCGGACAGCCATCTTTGGGTTGCCGATAGCCTTCGCCTCGACAGGTCTCACACGGGTCCAGGTGACACACGTAGGCGAACCACTGCTCATCCACCATCGACCCCTCGAGCACCGCCAGGGACTTTGTATGGAGCTGCCAGCAGTAGGAATTGCGATCGCTCCCAGAATTGGTGAACTTGAGCCCGAGCGGTTGCCGGCGATTCTTGAATCCCGCCTCCGCCTTGGACACCACCGTCCCGTCCCGATGCTCATGGATCTCATCCGAGAGCACATAGAAGGGCCGCGGGCCACTCTTACTCCGATGCTCCGAGGACATCGCACGGAAGAAGCTCCGCGACTGCGGATGCGCGATGTTGTATTTGTCGATAGCGAAAATTTCGCTCAACGCCTCGGATGACTCGGCCATGCGAATGGCATCGTTCAGAATGATGCTCGCCTGGGGTTTGTCAAAGCCAGTCGAGTAAATCTCGCCGCTCTGCTCGCCATCGAACGCCAGACCATAGAGCCCAATGCCGCCGGCCGAGGGCGACTTGCCTGATCCTTTCGACGTCTCGAAAAACCCATGCACGAACCGCCGCGCCCCCTGCCGCCGTCGATGCTCCTCCGGCAGCGCCGCCTGCTCCTCCGCCGTCTCTCCGCCCCAGCACTTCCACCCGAAAATACTGCCGTAGCAGAACTGCAACCACGGCGGTAACACAAACGGTGCGCCGTTCTCAAGCGTCAGGAACCGCGGAAAGAACTCAATGACATGACAGGCGGCTCCCACGTCAAAGACGTACGGAAACGCCACCGTGCATTGACGCTCGAGATCGCGAAAGTGACGCTCACACGCCTGGCGCACCGCACGCCCCGCCACGATGCGTCCCGCAAGCACATCCTCCGCATAGGCTGACACCGGATCAGGAGGCGTCGTCGGCGGCGCCGTTCGGCGCTTCAGCCCCTCTGCCACGGACGAGGTCATGAGCCGTGCTGCGCCTGAACCTTTTCTGCAAGGAATTGCTCGACAGCACTCTTCTTGTGCTGCGGCGCCACCTTCACCCGCGACCGGCTCGAGGGCGTAAAGCCCAACTCCGCATCGACCTTCGCGAGCAGCGCCAACGTCGCATTCGCCATCGTGCGCGCCGGATTGGGAATCCGCCGCCCCGACGCCGTCTCAATCACATGGCGCCCGTCAAGCGCCGCCTCAGCCACCTGCTCGCGCCACGTGGCCCACAGGTCACAATGCGCGATAGCAAAGGCCCGATCCGGCGCCGTGATCTGCCCGCGCTCAATCGCCGGCACGATCGTCCGTTCCCACTCCGAGACCGCCACCGGACAGTCCGCCAGCTCCTCCGGCACCGTCAATGGAATGACAGCCGTTTCCGGCTCGTCAACATTCATTGGACGGCGCCCAGGATTTCCACGCAACATCCGCAACACCGTCGGCGTTGGTTTCGCACCTTTCATGGCCCTACCCTACGGCAATTAGGCGCCAAAATCCAGACGCAAAAATAGCAAAGGTCACGTTTCACGTACTGTGCATATCCTGTGGAAAACCTGTGGAACGACCACACTTGCCACGCCAATACTTTGACACGTCAACGAAGCGTCATTTAAGTGACTGGCCTGTGACATCTAGATTGGACGAAAATCAGGCAAAAAACGACCCTCAGAACTGCGCCCGCATGCAA